GTAGCTCTTGAATGGACTAAAGCGGTACTACCAGTTGCCGGAAGTCTTGGAAGTATGTGGATTAGTTCAGATGCACAAAAGTCTACGGCACGTTATGCAATGCAATCTAATCTTGCTAGGATTCAACAGGACGGTCAGAAAACCACAGCCCTTTATAACATGTTAGGTAATAACAGCGATAATATGTTGAACCTTGGTTTAGGTTCTTATGATGCAATTAATGTATCCGGTCAACAAGCAGTAGATCTAGGACTTGGATTAGGATTAGCAAGTATTAATGGTGGTTCTGGAGGAAATTCATCTACTGTACTGAACGCTTTAGACAACTTACAGTTTCCTAATTACACTAGTAATTTTCAAAGTATTCTTGATGCAATTGGTGGTATTTCAATTCCTAATTATGATTCTCAATTAGATGCAATACTAACACAAGTAACTAATTCTAATACTGTGTGGGTTGCTGGTGTTAACTGTGTAAATAATCAAACATCTGGAGTAATAGGTGTTGGTGGTGTAAATACAGAATTACCTGTTTGCCCTCAATAATAGATTATGGATATGGACGAAACACGATTGGATAGAATTGAAAAGAAGCTAGATAATGTAGCTATTATGGGCGCACGTATTGAAGAACGCCTTGAATCATCAACAAGTAGAATAGATAGATTAGAGTTTCGTGCCGATGAACAAGAAGATGATTTAGAAGCCTTAAAAGAATCTGTAAGTTTACAAGGAAATTTTATAAAAAATACCGAAAGATTCGGATGGATTTTACTAACAGCTATAATATCTTTTATATTATATATGGGAAAATAAATGGAACCGCTTGCTCTATTGTCGATGGCGACAACGGCTTTTAAAGGCGTTCAAAAACTTGTACAAGCTGGTAGGGAAATTGAAGATGTTGCACAGCATTTAGGTCGCTGGTATGGTTATGCTGCTGACATAAAAGAAGCACAAAAAGCAAGTGAAAATCCTCCACTATTTAGAAAGATTTTAGATAATGGATCAGTAGAACAGGAGGCTTTAAACGCTATTATTGTTAAAAAGAAAATAGAGCAACAAGAAAAAGATATAAGAGATTTAATTGTAGTTGTATATGGAATTGAAACGTATCGTGAAATGATACAGATGCGTAAAGATATTAAAGCTAAAAGAGAAAGATTAGTTTATAGACAAAGAAGAAGAAGAAGAATGTATTTAGATGGTGTATTTAGTTTAATTGGTATTGGTGTTTGTTTAGCATTGTGTTATGGATTTTATGAATTGTTAATGAATTACACACGATGAAGTTAAAAAATAGTAAACAGTATCCAATAATCTGGACAGTATATCATACAATACTAGCAATTGAATTAGCAGTAGTTATTTATTTATTAGCTTTGTTGGTATATAAATGAGAATAATGGCATTCCTTCTAATAGTAATTATAGAAGGAGAAGAAATAAAAACTAACGGTATGCATTTTAGAGATATAAATAGATGTCGATATTTTGCAGATAGAATAGAAGATAACGAAGCTAAAGTAACTGGATATTGCAAACCTGTATTGGTTGCACAAACAACAACATTTAGGGATTAATATGGCATATAGTGAACAAGTAATGGATCATTATAACAATCCTAGAAATGTAGGACGTTTAGATAAAAACAGCAAAAAGGTTGGAACAGGAATGGTTGGCGCACCTGCTTGTGGCGATGTAATGCAACTACAAATACAAATAGATAGTAATGGAATTATTGAAGATGCAAAGTTTAAAACATATGGTTGTGGTTCTGCTATTGCTAGTTCTAGTCTTCTCACAGAATGGGTTAAAAGGAGGTCTTTGGATGACGCAATCAAAATTAAAAATACAGACATCGCCAAGGAACTTGCTTTACCACCAGTAAAAATACATTGTTCAGTCTTAGCTGAAGATGCAATAAAAGCTGCTATAAAAGATTATAAGGAAAAAAACCATGAATATATTTAGCGCAATTGTAGGGCCAGTAGCAAACCTTGCTGGAACATGGATGAAAAATAAACATGAGCAAGGACAAGCCAAGCATCAAGCTCAAATGCAGATAATTCAGAACGATGCAGATTGGGAAGCTAAGATGGCTGCGGCATCAGGGTCTAGTTGGAAAGACGAGTTTTGGACAATTGTGTTAGCCGTTCCCATTTTTATGGTAGGTTATGCAGTTGCGTTTAATGATCCTGCTGTGTTAGATAGGGTTCATGCATCGTTTGATGCTTTATCTAACCTCCCTGAATGGTATTCGTATCTCCTTTTTATTGCGGTCAGTGCGTCATTTGGTATTAGAGGTGCAGACAAATTAATGAAGATGCGAAAATGAGTCCTGAAGAATTTGACAAGTGGCGTATAGTTCCACGACTATTAGTATTAATGATGGCTCTTGCTTGTTGGGATGTTATACATTGGTTCACAACTTTAGAAGCTCCAACAATTGAACAAGCTGGTTTAGTTTCTGTATGCACTGGAGCAATGACAGCCGTGTTTGGATTATTTTTAGGTAAAGGAAAACAAGAATGACAGCAAAGAAAAAGAAAAAATCTACAGTAAATAAAGCAGGTAATTATACTAAACCTACAATGCGTAAAAGATTATTTAATAAAATTAAAGCTGGTTCTAAAGGTGGTAAGCCCGGTCAATGGTCAGCACGTAAAGCACAGATGTTAGCCAAACAATATAAAGCAGCAGGAGGAGGTTATAAATGAAAGTAAAAGCTCCAAAAGGTTTTCATTGGATGAAACAAGAAGATGGTTCTTTAAAACTTATGAAACATAAAGGTAAGTTTGTAAAACATAAAGGTGCAAGTCTTGAAGCAAATTTTGCAGTTCAAAAGGTTCATACAAATGACAAGAAAAAAAGATCCTAAAGTTGGTACAGGTAAAAAACCTAAAGGATCAGGAAGACGTTTATATACCGATGAAAATCCTAAAGATACAGTACGTATAAAATATGCTACTGTACAAGATGCAAGAGATACAGTTAAAAAAGTAAAAAATGTAAATAAACCTTTTGCTAGAAAAATACAAATACTTACAGTATTAGAACAAAGAGCTAAAGTAGCAGGTAAATCACAACAAGCTGCTATAGCTAAAAAAGGCAAGGAAGCTATTAGGAGAAAACATGGCACTCAAAAAAAGTCAAAGAAGTCTTAAATCTTGGACAAAACAAAATTGGCGTACAAAGTCTGGTAAGCCTAGTGCTAAAACTGGAGAGCGTTATTTACCAAAGAAAGCTATTGATTCAATGTCAAGTAAAGAATATGCAGCTACAACTAGAAAGAAAAGAGAAGATACAAAAAAAGGCAAGCAGCATTCTAAACAACCTAAACGAATTGCACAAAAAACTAGAAGATATAGGAAAATAACATGATACGTGATGATTATGCTAGACACAATGCTCAAGATGCTAAACCATCAAAGTTATCAGCAAGATATTGGTCACATAAAGTAAAATGGTAAGTAAATATTTTACAGCAGATGAATTATCTTGTCAACATTGTGGTAAAGAAAAGTTTGATAAAGATTTTTTAAAAGTTTTAAATGCTCTTAGAGAAGACTGTGACTTTCCATTTCCTGTAACATCAGGTTATAGATGTCCAGAACATCCAATAGAACTAATGAAATCTAAAGGGCCGGGAGCACATACAACAGGTAAGGCAATTGATATAGGAGTTAGTGGAGCTAAAGCTTTAACAGTAATAAAAAAAGCATTAGAGCATGGCATACATCGTATAGGTGTAAATCAAAAAGGAACAGGAAGATTTATTCATTTAGATATGGCAGAGGATTATCCATCACCTGCTATTTGGTCGTATTAGAGGAAATATAAATGGCTAGAAAAAAATCACAAAGAGGCGGTAGAGCATCGGCTGCGGCAATAAAAAGAGCAAGAGAACAAGCACAACAAAAAGTAGCAGCAGAAAATAAAAAACCTGTGTCTGCACCTGTTACACCTGTGCGACCAAATATTCCTACATCTGGTTTTACTGGAACTAGAGGAACTTTTACGCCCCCAACTTTTACTCCTACTGCTCCAGTACAACCGCCTGTTAGACCAACGGTTACTGCACCACCTAAACCTAGAAAACCACAACCAAAGCCTGAAGTTCCAGATGAAACTGGTGGGGTGTTGCGTCCAAAACCTGTAGCTACTACACCACAAACTGTAGTTACACGACCTAGAAAAGAACCTGTAGCTCAAACTCCTGTTTCAGTTAGAAGACCACCTGTAGCACCTGTAGCAGAACAATCTCCTGTAGCAGCACAACAAAAAACAAAAACAACTGACAGAAGTGATCAAATACCGCCTAGAACACCTGTTGCAAAACAAACAAAAACTTTTGATGCTGCTGGTTCAACACCCGGAACATTTGAATATGTAAGAAAACTAGATGATGGTAGATTTCTTGGTGGGTTTCCCGGTGATCAATCTGTTTTTAATACACAAGAAGAAGCAGAAGCTTTTGTTACAGAACTACAAGACGCAAGACAAGCTCAAATAGCTGCAAGAGAAGCAGCAGCAACTGATCCTGATCCTATGCGAACTACTATGTCTGTAACAACAGACGATGGTTTACTAAGTGAATATACGGCTGAAGGTGGCGTTAGAGAAACAAAACCAGATGGTACATCAACATATATACCACCTTTTAAACCTTCTAAAGAAAAAGAAGAAGAAGAAGAAACATTTGATGAGGTTCCTGAAAATCAAATTGATGAAGAAACTGATCCTGATATAACTACAGAAAGATCACAACGACAATCAAGATTTTTTAATATGACTAAACCACAACCTACACTTACTGCAACTACAACACAAAATGTTTTAGTATTTAGAAAAGCATATACAACAGCTGAAGGAAAGGATATGGTTGTCCAAGGACGATATAATCCAACAACAGGTAATCCAGAATTAAAATATAATAATTATAATTGGAAAGCTGCGACTGATGCTCAAATGGAATGGTTCCCTCGTTTAATGGCTGAAGCTGAAGCACTAAATGCTGACGCAAAACAAAATCAAACAGTTATTACTGGTGATACAGGTTTTGGGCCAAGACAGCCTATTCAAACACCTGAATATACAACAGCCCCAACAATGGTTGCAGAAAAAGTTGATAGAGAATCTATTGGAGATCAATATGGATTACGTGGTGATCCTAGAGGTCAAGCTATAAATTGGATAAGTGGTAATTATTTAACAGATAGTGATCGTATAACTGCTCCACAAGCTACACCAAATATCGGTCAAAGGGCACAAAGAATTACTGGTGTTTCTCAGGCACAAGCGAGAAGGATGGGTGTAGCAAAAATAGATGCTGCACAGGCTAATTCTCCATTAGCAATTTCAGCAGCTAAAGGTGAATTAAGTGAAGGTGCAATTCAATCTGCTATTCAAAATCAAGGTTTAACACAAGAAGCTATTGCAGCTACTAGAAAAAATCTTGATGAAAAAGCAGCACTAGCACAAACAGTAGATTTTGATCTTTCAACTAATGCTATGATTGATAAAGTTACTGGAGCAACTATTGAATTAGCTGCTACTCCTAATGCAGAAAGACAACAACGACAAGCATTAACTGGAATAGCTGATGAAGGACAAGCAGCACAGATAATAAGTGCTGTTGGTTATGATGCAGCACAAGCTAGAAATTTTACAGGTGAAGCAGCTAAAGGTGCAGCAGCAGAAATGCTTGCTCAAGTTGGAAACATACCAGAAAATTTAACATCTATAATTGTTGAAGATCCTGTTGTTGTTGAAGAAATGGTAGATACACAACCAGTAGAGGTACAAGCAGCTATAGCAGCATTACCGACTGAAGCTTTAGTATCTTCTCAAATGGAAAATCTTCTTGCTGGTATGGATACTGGAGAAGTACCTATATGGGCTAGACCAGCTGTAGAGCTTGTTGAAAACAATTTAGCGCAACGTGGGTTAAATGTTTCAAGTGTTGGAAGGGATTCTCTTTTTAATGCTATTATACAAAGTGCTATGCCAATTGCTCAATCTAATGCACAAGCATTACAAGCAAGAGCAGCACAAAATCTTTCTAATCAGCAACAAGCTAATCTTGCACAGACAACTGCTGATATGCAAATACGCATGGCTAATCTTTCTAATAGGCAAACAGCATCTTCTCAGACTGCACAGTTTGCACAAAACATGGCAACGCTTCAAAGTCAATTTAGTCAACAAGCATTATTAACTTCTGCTGAAAGAGAACAAGTAGCAAGACTTCAAAATCTTCAAAACCAACAACAAACTGCTACACTTAATGCTCAGAATCAACAAGCTATTAATGCACAAGAACTAGGTAATGAACAACAAGTAGAGCTTGCTGAATTACAATTACAAAGTACTACAGAACGTGAAAATGTTACGGCAGAAAACCAAAGACGTTTAACTGAGATGCAGGTTGCAGCGGATTTCTTAGCTAAGAACGCTGGTTTTAAACAACAAATGGAAGTAGCTAATCTTTCTAATGAACAACAAATGCGATTAGCAAACTTAACAGCATTAAATCAAGCTAGTGCAGATAATCTTAATGTTGCACAACAAACAGAACTTGCAAACCTTAATAAAACAATGCAAGTAAATACGGTATCTGCTCAAATTGCACAACAAATGAACTTAGCGCAATTAAATGTAGATCAACAAAGAGCCGTAAAAAATGCTGCTACAGTTGCAAATATAGATTTAACTAAGTTTACTGTGGAACAACAAGTAGAATTAGCAAATAGTAAATTTATGCAGTCTGCTACACTTGCAGATTTTAGTGCTGAACAACAAGCAACAATGCAAAATGCTACAGCAATGGCAAGTTTAGATGTGGCTACGTTAACTGGTAATACAAAACTACAAGCACAAAATGCTGCGGCTTTTTTACAAATGGATATGGCAAATTTAAATAATGATCAACAAGCTGCAATGCTTACAGGTCAACAACAACAACAAGTATTACTTTCTGATGTTGCTGCACAAAATGCAGCACGACAATTTAATGCTACCAGTGAAAATCAAATTAATCAGTTTATGACACAACTAGCTCAACAAACAAGTCAATTTAATGCACAGTCAATAAATCAAATGAAACAATTTAATGAGCAATTAACTGAACAACAAGATGCAAGGGTTGCAGGACAAGAAATACAAGTTGCTGTAACAAATGCAGAAATGGCTAAACAAGTTGATATATTTAATCGACAACGTGAAGATCAACGTTATCAATTTAACATGCAAAATGCAGTACAAATTGAACAAGCGTATTTAAATTATTTACGTAATTCATCATTAGCAGATACGGCTGCACAAAATGAATCTAATAGGATTAATGTTCAAAATGCTTTTGCAATGTCAGCATCAGAACAAGCTTTTATGTATCAACAGTTGCGTGATGAAGCTGCTTATATTAGACAGTCTTATGAAAACGATGAAACAAGACAAACACAGTTGTACATTGCAGCAATTGGTAATGAAGCAGCAGCAGGAGAAAAAGGTAAAAGTAATCATATTGGTAGTATGATTTCAGCAATTAAAACAGCAGTTGGTTTAGACCAAACTCAAACTGTAGTAAATGTAACTTAGGAGAAACAAATGGGAATAGGATCATTTATTAAAAAAGCTTTTAAACCTATATCTAGGTTTGTTAGAAGTGTAGGTAGACGTATTCGTAAAGCTGTAAAATCTTTTGGTAAATTTATGGGTAAAATTGGTGTTTTTGGTCAACTAGCTATGTCGTTTCTCCTGCCGGGGGTCGGAGGTATGTTTGCTAAACTGGCTCAAGGCATGATAAATTATACTGGTGTTGCTTCTGGAATTATTAATGGAGCAGGTAAATTTTTAAATGTTGCAGCAAATGTAGGTAGAAAATTAAGCGGTGCAGTAGGGAATATTACTAAAGGCGTAACAGGAGCTATTAAAAATACATTAGGTGCTGTTGGAGATAAACTAGGAATTGGTAAATTAATTGGTAAAGATTTAAGTTCTTATAGTTTTTCTAATGCTGGTAAATCTTTACAAACAATGTTTACTGATGTTAAAGGGGATTTGTTTGGGCCTAAAGGATTATTTTCAAAAGATACGCTTACATCTACTATAGAATCAAGAGCTTTTGATGCACAATTAGAAGAAGGTATTAATCGTGCTATAAACGACCCTTTTAAACCTGTTGAGGGAACAACAAAATTAGGAGATGAAATAGCAGGGACAGTTCAAGATATATCAAGTAAAATAGATAGTCTTGATAGTTTACCAGTTAAACAACAAACAGGTATGTTTTCAGACACTATGTATCAGCGTCCATCAGAAGGTGCAGGATTATTTGGTAAAGCTCCTACAGTAGATGTAGAAGCTGCTAAAGAGTTTATAGATTCATATGATGTTTCACAAGGTTTTGATTTAGCTGATCCTAAAAAGTTTAAAGTTGATTTTAAAAGGGCAGAAGATTTCTTAGGTGAGCAAATGGGTAGTAAAACAACTACACCAAGTTTATTACAACAAGATACTAAAAGTTTTAGTAGTACAATAAAAGATCATGTTAGTAAAAGTTTTAAAGAAATGACAGATGCAGTTAATGATCCTGATAAATTTGTTAGTTTTTTAAAAACAAAAGGTGGAGAATTTGGTACAGCCTATGCAACAAACCTTGCAAGTAATTTAGCAGATAAACAAGTTTTTGGAACTCCACAAGCTCCAACTTATAATGTATCTCAGTTTCAATATGATGCTACACAACCTCCAGTTGGTAGTTTATATGATGATACATTATTTAGTGCAATGCAATTTAAAAACAATATGGCAAATGGAAATTTTTATGGTAATACAGCAGCATGGTGGGATTGGCAAAGGTTTTCATCGGAGGCTAGAAAATGAATCCAGAGATAGCAAAATTAAATCAAAAAGGATTAGCTCCTATACCGGGACAATCATTAACTAATGATCCAAACAATCCAATGCCTTTTGAACGTCCTCCAGAATATACAGATGTTCACGAAGCAATTAGATTTTTATGGGGTAATTTAATTGAAAATGATACTTATATTCAAATTATAGATTTACTTGAAAGACGTACACCTCTTATGGATATTGTTGAAGGTATTTTATTTACTGGATTTTCAGAAGGTAAATGGGATTCTAATTTAATGTTATTATTAACAGAGCCTTTAGCTTATATGCTTTTAGCTTTATGTGAACGTATTAATCTTGATCCAGTATTTATAGATGAAGATGAAGAAGCAAATGAAAACTTTGAAAGTAAAACACAAGGAATGTCTTTAAATAAAAAAATAGAAACAACTAATTTAGAAAATATGGAAAATAATTTAAAGTCTGCACCCGAAGGAATTTTACCTAGTGATGTAGCTGAAGATATTGAAAATATTCCACAAACACAAATAGAAAGTTTATTGTCAGAACGTAAAAGTTTATTAAGTCAATGAGGAAATAAAAATGGCAGAAATTATAAAAGCTCCTGAAAATGTTCGTGCTAGTAAAAAAGCCGCTGCGGTATTTGAAGGTATACAAAGACGTAATAATCAGATACAAAAAGATCTTGACGATAAATTACAAAGACAAGAAATGTGGGGTATTCTAAAAGATTTTGGTAAAGTTTTGTATGAAGATACAATGGATCAACGATTGCGTAATAAGTCTTTAAAGTTTTTTAATGATCAGGAGACACTTACAGCAACAGCAGATGCAAATAGAATACTAGCTCAAGCTAATGAACAAATTAGATTACATGAAGAAGCAAAACAAAGTAAGCTAGGTGAGAAAGGATATTGGCGTAATTATTATATATCTAATGTATACGCTCCAAAAATTCAAAACATGTTAGCTCAAGAAGGTGTAGTAAATCCTAATACTGCGGATATATTAACTTTATCTAAAATGCATGTCGATAAAGACTTTAATGTTTTGTTTAATAACACACAAAATTTATATAATCAAGCAATTAAAGTAAGAGCAGCAGGTGGTGAAAATTTAAAAAATTATAAGGCGGCATTAAATACTGCATTAGGAAATGAATCTTCAATTGAAGTTAGGAGATTACGTGAAGGTATAAATTTACTTAAAGGTAGAAATGAAAATGTAACATTATCTAAATTAATAGCAGAAAACCCTTACCTTAGTGAAATTCAAGGAACATTTTCTGCCTTTGATAGTTTTCACAAAAAGCACTCACCAACTTTAGGAGCTACAAGATCAGCAGAATTAAGTAATGCACTTAAAAATATGTTTGGTGATAAATTTGAAAGATTTGCAAAGAATGATACAAACACTTATGAAGTAGTAAAAGTAAAAGATTTAACTGGTAGAGAAATAAATAAAGTTATTATAAAAAATCAAAATGGTAAACCTACTGGCATGTATAATATAGATCCTAACGCTGATCGTATAACATCTAGGCACGAAGCTAGTATGTTGCCTGATAACCTAAAAAAACAGTATTATCAACAATTTATTAATAGAGGACAAACTAAAGATAGAGAAGCAATGGTTGAATATCTTAAAGAAAAAGCAGGTAATGATGAGAAATTAGCACAAGACATTAAAGACCAAATAGGACAAGATTTATATTTATTTACGGAAAGTTTGAAAAATGATTATGTTGGTTTTACTGATTCACAAGCAGAGGGAATTGCAGGTAGGGCATTAAACTTATACTATAATGCAACAAAAAGCACTCCGGTTTTTGGTAGAGGGTTTCAAGAAAAGCTTGGTATACTTAATCCAGATGATCCAAAAGATTCTAAATATTATAGAGATTCATTTGATTTTATAAGTGATGGATATGATAATCCTATTGTTATAATGGCAGCAATAGATGATTTAGGTTTAATTAAAAAAGAAGAAGAACTAAGCGAATCAACAAAAAATTTTTTAAACAACAAAATAGAAAGATATAAAATTGAATTTTCACAAATGCACCCACATCAACAAATATCTATACTTAATTTTATGAATCAAATTGACGTATTTAAAATAGGAGATAATAAAAGATTAAAGGAATTTCTTGAAATTTATGACCGTACTTTAAACATGGGCGAAGATAAATAAAATGAGTGATTTTTTTGATAACGTAGAAGAAGAATATAGAGAGTATAAAAAAGATTTTACGATAAAAGATTTTGATTCTGATCCTAAAGTTATTAAGGCTCACGAAAATGTAGTAAATCATTTTGAAAAAAATAAAGAAAGCTGGTGGAACTTTGGTGCTTGGGGCGGCAACGATGATATATCAGAGTTTATGCGTGATAGAACAATACGTATAAGTACACTGTTAAGTGATGATTTACAATTAGAAAATGCACCCGAAGATGTAAAACGAGATTATAATTTTTTAAAAAGCGAATGGGAACGTGCTAAAGTTAAAGGTGGTTCCGAATGGAAAAAAGCACTAAAAGATTATGGGACAGATATTCTTGCAAGCCCTGAAGGTTTATTAACTGCAATAAGTTTTGTACCAACAGGAGGAACTTCTTCTGCTGCGGTAAGTGGGTTAGGTGCAACAGCAAGAGCATGGAATACTGTAAAAAAAGGTAAGGATGTAGTTGCTACTCCAGTTAAAAAAATAACTGCACGTTTTGCAGCTAGTCCTAAAACTACTGGAGCTATTTATGGTGGTGGTTTAGAGGGACTTACTGAAGAACTAGAACAAAATGTTGAGATAACAACAAATGCTAGAACTGAAAAAGATTATACAGATGTTGCATTAGCTGCTTCATTAGGTGCAGGATTAGGGGTTGGTGGTGCAATTGTGTTACCTGCTATTGGTAAAGGAATTTCATCAGCGTGGAATAAATTATTTGCTGATAAATCTGATTTAGATAAATCAAGATTATTAGAAGACATGACTCAAGATCAAGATGATTTTTATGGTGAGCTTTCAACAGTTGTAGCTTCAGGTGATGATGTATTATTAGAAAGTACAAATACAAATGTTGCAACTTTAAAAGGTATCGAAGATCTTTTAGATATTAAAGACATAACAGAAAATCAAATAAAAGACTCAGCAGCTTTTCAAAAATTTATTCGTGAAATAGGTGGAGGTCAAGCCACACAAGACCAAGTTGCTAGTGATTTATTAGCTGCTGCACAACAAGAAGTTGGACAAGTAAAAAGAAATGATATAAAACGTGCATTGTTAAAACCTGTTACAACTTTTTCATCTAAAGGTTTTATGGGTAAGGCTACTGCTTTCTTAACTCCTTACGAAGATGTTTCTCCTACAGCTAAAGTATTAGCAGAAAGAATTACAAAAGAATATCAAATTGGTTATAAACCGGGACAGAAAAGAGTTGTTGAAGATTTAAGTGAAGCTCAACATAATATATACGGTGGTTTAAAAATGAGATTTTTATCTATCGTAAATGATATTTCAGTAACAAAAACTTCTGGTTTAAAAAACATGTATGAAGTTACTAGAAAAATAGATGATGAAGTTAATGATGATTTAATGGCGGCAATGCGTGGAGTATATAGTGCAGGTAAAACACATTCAAAAACAGTTAACTTAACTGCCATTAGATTAAAACAACTATATAGTAATATAGGAGATTTATTAAAAGATGCTAATCCTAATTTTCAAAAATTAAATGATTATGTTCCTAGAGAATGGAACCGTACTGCTATAGAAAAAAATAAAAAAGGATTAGCAGATCTTTTAATAGCAGACGGCCAAGCTAAAAATCAAGTAAAAGCTTATCAATTAATAGATGAAATGTTAGACACTCAAAATCAATTAGCTGGTGGTGGTGTTGGTGGTGGTGGTTTCTTCTTAAATAAAAGAAAATTTAATCAACTAGAGTATGATGCTAAGTATCAAGAGTTTTTAAATAAAGATGTTCAACAAAGTTTTTTAAGATACATTCAAAGTGCTTCTAATATATTAGCTAAAAAAAGAATCTTAGGTGTAAAAGATAGTAAAGAATTTGAAACTAAATGGATAAATGGAATTAGAGATGACCTTGCAAAAGAAGGGATTCAACTATCAAGAACTGAAAGAGAAAGAATGTTAGATTTATATAACGGTATAACAGGTGAAGGTTTAAATCCATCAGGAAAAGCTAGAGATGCTTATGGTTTAGCTAATCGTCTAGCTTATTTAGGTTTAGCAACTGTAACAAGTTTTACTGAAATATTTTTAAACATGGGACAAGCTGGTTTAACTACTTCTTTAAAAGGTTTTAAAGATGCAAGTAATTTAAGTTTTAAAAGAGTTACAGGTAATCAACATAAACAACTTCAAGATAGGTTTGGTTTAACTGCGGAAGAAGCGTGGGAAGAAATGCAGCGTTTTGGTATTGCTATGGAGCAGAGTGCTGTCAGTGTAGCTGATAGATTAGCTGGCGAAACTTTACGTAATGAAACAATGCAAAATGTTAGTAATAAATTTTTTAGATATAATTTATTAGATCAATGGACAAAGTTTGTACAAACAACTTCTTTTATTACTGGTAAAAGAATGATTATGGATAATATAGATTTACTGGCTAAGTTTGAAGGTAAAACATTATCCACTAAAGCAAGAGTCGCAAGAGATAAATTAGCTGATTTAGGAATAAATGTTGATGAAGCTTTACAATGGAAAAAAAGAGGAGCCAGTGTTAAAACAGATTGGTATGTTAGAAATATATTAAATGGAGCATCAAGATATGCACGTAATATTATATTAGATGTTGGTAGAGAATCAGGTTTAAAACCTAGAGCATTTACAAGTGGATTGGGTGGTGATACTCAAAATCCATTAATAGGTCAGTTAATGGGATACCCAACAGCATTTTCAAATACTATTTTAAAAGGTGCAGCTAAACAATTAATAAGAGATAAAAGTGTTGCAGCTTATAAATTAATTCCTACAGCAATGATTATGACTTATACTGCTGGTTATTTAAATTATGTTCGTGATCGTGGAGAAGGTTGGAATGAAAAAGATCCATTTGAAATAGGTGTTGATGCTGCTGCAAGATGGGGTGGATTAAGTCATGCATATGATACTGGAAAAAGAACTGCTAATGCTGCTGAATATTCAAATAACTATTGGAGTATTCCTGCTGCTTTTCTAGGGCCAGTAGCAGGTGATATTGTAACACTAGGTCGTGGGCCAACTACTGTTGTAGGTACAAAAGTTCCTTTATATGGATTAGGAAATACACTTGTAGGTAAAGACAACATGAAAGAATATAGAAAATTATTATATTCTATAGATAGGGAAGCTGGTTTAAGTTTGAAAGAGCTTGCGTCTTCTAAAGATATTTTAGGCGAATTAGGAAAATAATAAATGGCATTGACTAGAGTATTAAGAAAACATTTTCAAGATTATCTAACAGATAAAATTGAACAGCATTCTAATGGTTTATTAGAAAAAAATATTGTAAATGATATGGCTATTAAAACAATAGATGAAGTAGAAGCTTATGCTGACAGTATGGGTATTAATCAAATGTCTCAAAAAGCACAAGACAAAAAACGAGAAGGTCTTTATGAATATACTTCAGAAGTTTTACATAAAGAAATAGGAAAAACAGCTTTAGAAAAAGTAGGTGGAGATATTTCTAAACTTTCAAAAGAAGAGGGACAACAACTTTTAAACAGGGCAAGATACTTTACAGAATTAAAAAACGAACATGATAGAAGTTTTGCATTAGATACAACGATACAACAAAATGTTTTATATAAAGATCATTCAGATATTTTTCAAGAGTTTGAAATAATTGATAACTTACCTGAAGTAGATTTAAATGATGATATAAGTAAGTTTATAAAATTTCAATTAGAAAGAGATACAGGATATAAAAAACTTTCTAGTGCTGGTAAACAAAATACATTACAGTTATTAAGAACAGCTATAAGTAAAGATCCGTTTACAGAAAAATTTAGTCAACAGTTTCCTAGTAACGCAATGGAAGAACAAACTGAAGAGTTGGGAGGAAAGTTTATAGATACATTTGATGATCTTAAACGTCAATCTGATGTAACAGTTCCGATATATCGTAGTTATTCTACAGCTACAGACCTTGATTGGGATACTAAATTTGGATTAGCCTCTGAAACTGGAACCCATGCTGGAACTTTAGGACAAGCGTGGAGCTTAATATCACAAAAACATATTGAAGAATTAAATAAACATATAGACTATGTTGAAACAAGACTCCCTGATTTTAGAAATGAAAAAACTTTACACCCAGATGGTTATCCAATAGATGATTATGGTCAACCAATATTAACTGAGTTATCTGACGATATACCTAACGAGCCTTTTAGATTTAGAGAAAAAGAAAAAATTGATAGAACTATTTTTGATTTAGACAGAGTAACTGTAGATGGTAGAAACCATAAACCAATATCTAAAGATGAAGTAAACTATTATAATAATATGTATGCGTTTCTTAGAAAACCTGACGCAACTGTAAAACCATTTACAATTATGAAGGGCTATGGAATTATTAGAAAACCTCTTATTTTTCCATATAGCGAACCTACGTCTTGGGAAGCTAATAAAATTTTATTATCTGATGATTATGAAACAGCAGCAGAAAATAATTATCCTAGCAGTAGAGATTTAAAACTATTCTTACGTAATATAAAAAGAACGCTAGGTAAATCATATGAAATTACAGAACAACAACGAGATAAATTACTTGAATTAAAAATACAAGCACATGAACTTGTTAAGTTAAAAAATGATCGTCTAACAAAACAACCAAAAGATGGCGATATGATGTCTTATCCTGATGAAAAACCTAGATTACAAATTATACCTAGAATGATTTATAGATTTGGAGTTTATCAATTAAACCACGACTTTCAAAAATGGATAAGCTCTTTTGGTTTTGATGGAGTTAAGTATGTAAATGATGTTGAATCTAGTTTAGATACAGACACCGATCATTTAATAAATTTAAAAGAAATTAAAAAGAAATTTAAACCTGAAGAAGATGAAAAATATATTATAGATAATAAGTTTGTTAATAAAGACAGGCATTGGTCTTATATCTTTTTCAAACCTCAACAATTTAAAAACATGTATGGTGGGTCATATGATCCAGAAGATCCTAGAGCTTTTAAACGGAAAGGAGGTAAGTTAAAAGCAAGGGGAATGTATGGTGCAGGTAGACTAGTTACAAAAGCAGCTAAAGAATTTCTAAAAGACTATGAACCTTTTAAAACAAAAGGCGGTGAAATTATTTCTAATGTTTTTAAAAATAATAAAATAGATACGGAGCAAACAACATATAAAAATTTAGATGGAACTGAAATTGAATTCACACCTAAAATTGAAACAGAATTTAAAGCCCAAGCTGTTGGATATAAAAAACCACAATCAGAAGAAATGAAAGATGTAGTTAAAGCATATGCGGATAAACAACTTACACCATTTCAATATGATGAAAAAGTTAAACTATATTTACCAGTTGAACGAATAAAAGAAGTTCCTCCAGAACCTAGTGAATTTGAAATGGCTGCAAGTTTAAAATCAAATCAAAGAAAAACTGGTATATTAGGAAAAAATTTAGAGATAGAAGACGGTGCAAATATTGCTGCACGTTTAGATATTCCTGCTTATGAAAATTATGGGATTTGGATTGTATCTTTACACGATGGTTTAGGAAAGAAAGGAAGTTCTATTGGTTATGGACAAACAGCAGTTTTAAATAATGTTAAATTTATAAGTGATAAAAACATAGCTTTAGCGATTGCCAAAGGTGATAGAACTAAATCAACCATAGCAAGAATGTTCGGTGAATGGGAAAACATGAATCCTAAAGACGTTAGAAAAATAGCAGAAGAATTAATTAACAGTGATGATTGGATTCAAGTTGGAATGAATCCATACAGGCATTCTTTCTTTTATGATAAAGAAACAATGAAGCCAATTGTTTCAGCAGAAAAAGTATATCAAATAGGGCCATTAGTCTTAGCTAAAAGAAAAAATGCAGTCTTTAAAGATAGAACACATGAAGATTTTATGACAAAAGCAGGTGTTCCTTTTAGAAAAGGCGGTAAGCTAACAGCAAGAGGCATTAAGCAATATGCATGACATCTACTTAGTTAAGTGGCAAGATGCTACTGGTGGATCTAACATGGGCTGGAGAGAATTAAAAGATCTTAAAAGCCTTAAAGTTGCTATAGTTATATCATGCGGTACAATCTTAGAAGATACTGAGGACTATATAATTATATGTCCTCATTTTATTTTAGGAGAAGAGAAAGAAATAACAGAGGGGGATGCCGAAATAGTTATCCCCCGATCATGGGTACTTGAAATAAAATGTATAGGAGAAGTTTAAATGGAGATAGATAAAGCTAAAATTAAAAGAGAAATCATTTTCTTTTGGGATGATTACAAAGTCGCAATGCTTGCTAGTTGCGTAGCTTTTGTAGCTGGAGCCTTAATATTTTAAAATATTGGGCGTGTTGGTCGCAGCAATTTCTGATTCAATTTCACTATGCATCTTATCAATGTGTTGTTTCATTTTTCTTATGGCTGTTCGTATTATATATTGATCACCTTTGGTTCTAAATACTTTAGAAATATCTTTGTCAGGTAACTCAGTTTTTTCAGAAACTAAGTTACCTTCTTTATCTATTAAGATTCTAAAACCTATAACAGTTCCTTCATTATATTTCACATGAAGTCCCTACACAGGCTAATGTCTGTGAACCTTCTGTTGCATCCGTATCTTCTTCAATGTCCCAATTAAATTTTGTTGGGAAATCTTTTATCTGTTTATCATATTCTTCTTTTGTAATCTGTTCATACGGAGCTTGCTCATATGTATGATCACTATAGGGAAGAAATGAAATACCAGATACAGAATCAAAATTATTATAAATCCAATCGCCAATAGCAAGGTACTCATCATCCCGATAATAAACTGTAATACTAGGTTTATGTTCACACCAATACTCCTGATAAATTTTCCATAGTTCTAACTGTTCCATTCCAGTTTGCTCAGAAGCGAACACAGCCTTCTTAGGAGCCTGTTGTGGAAAGCTAAAGACTTTAGTAGTGGGGGAGGTAACATCTATTTCAGATGGCACACCAGCATTTTCAAGCACCGTACAAAGGGGATCACGAGAATCGGCACGTACTCTTCTAATATAATGCGGGGCATATCTTCCGTGTATTCCACTAGCACTATCTACTAACTGTGATACTGTACCACTAGGTTTAACACAAGTAATAGCAGTTGATTGATTAATATTTAATTTATCTGCCCATTCTTTGTTAGTCTTGATAGCTTCATTACGTAGCCATTCTAACACCGTAGGTAAGTTTTTATTTTTTAAAGTCATTAAAGGGTTATCTAATATACCTGTTAACGATACACCTAAAAGTGCTTCCTCAGATGTGTTCTTCTCCCAGATTCTTCTAAGGTATCTGAAGTCTGTGAGGGTAGCTTGGAGAGTTCCAAGGATAGTTGCATTTCGTACTTTCCGTTTAAGATCTTCAACTGTATCGTCTGGTCTGACAACCACTTCTGACAGGTTGCAAAATTGGTTTGGTCTAAGTATAATTTCGCTGCAAGGGTTGGTTCCAAAATCGTATTCGCTATCTCTTCTGCCATTTCTTGCAGCTTGTTTTTGACTTGCGACACGACTAAAGATTCCACGTTCTCCTGATCTTGATTCATATAAACTACTCCATTCATTTAAGAAAGCTTCAAAGTCTGGTTTCTCAGTATAACATGCTGAGTTGTTAGACAAAGCACGTTGAGGTTCATCAACCCACCATTGACCATGCTTGGCTCTACGTATTCTATCGTCCGTAAGATTACTTAAAGATATTAAAGCTGATCTACGTACACCACCTACTACAACTATCTGTGCAATTTTACAGCAAAGATCGTGGCATTCAAGGGATGTAAGTTTTCTTCCAGACGCTCCTTTAAAGATGTTAACTGTGAAGTTGAAGAGGTCAATAAGAGGCTCTGGGCCACTTGCTCTACCTCCGAAAGTTTTAAGTGGGGAACCCGAAGGTCTAATTCTACTAGCGTCCCATCGTGGTAATTGGCCTGAATACAAAAGCGATACCAGTTCCCTATACGATTTCGCCCATCCAATTTTACTATCTGCGATGTGAATAACGGTTTCAGTCTCATGGAAATCCTCTGCTACGGTTGGTAAATTAGAAATATATTGGCGTTCAACACTGAAACCTACACCTGTACCACACATAAGTATATACATCATTTCGTCAAAAGCTCTAGGACTATCTATAGTAATATAACTACAGTTAAAACCAGCTACGTTATCACGGTCTAATGCTTCACCTGCTGTCATTAAAGCTCTCATGCTAGGCATAACTTCCATAGAAAAAATAGTATCAAATAAAGTTACTTTTTCTACGTCAGTAAATTTAACTCCACGCTCAACCCAAAAATTTAAATAACGATTAACTGTTTCTCCCCAAGTCTCTCGTCTTTTTAAGTCAGGCAGATAACGTGCGTATCTACTTTTATGTATGTACTGTTGGTAAGGTGTAATTTTCATTAATGCTCCTCAATATCATTTATGTCGTTAATGTTTAGTTTATATTTGTTACGTTTTTTAGGAGCCTTGAATTTACCTTCAGCAAATTTTGTATGCTCTTTCTTTTTTTTATGTCGATTAAATTTATCAATACGTTCTTGCTTTCTATCACTCGTCATCAAAACTTCCTCGTTTTGTTACATCTATCCAATCATCAGGTATACTATCTTCACTAAACCATCGAAAACCTTTTGAAGATGCCCATTCACAATGGGATCTTTTAGTCCCATCTTTTCTTCTTGTTGCTTGAGGCATCGGAGCTTCTGGATTAGCAAATAAAAATACTAGCTCAGTATCTTCCGGTAATGCTTTAGCTATCCACACATACTTGTTGTATTCATTATGATCCCAAAATCTTCCTTTAGCTTCTAAGAAAATAGTTTTATCACCTATTTGTTTTACAAAGTCTGGTTGATATGTATGTTCTACAGTGTATGGAATTTTTTCTGTATGAAAAGACCATTGATTAAAGATACCAGAATGTAATTCATATTCCCAATTAGAATCATAACCTACAATTAAATTTTTTTCTTTTGGCCTTGGTACACGTTTACGTCTATTGCCACTTTTAATTTTAAGTTTCAATGTAATGTACCTTGTTGTTCAATAAAGTATTCATCTAATTTTTCTCTTATGTCCATTAATAGTTGTTCATTATAAGGTTCACCTGCTGTAATATAACCAGCACATAAAACAATAAGAATTTCTAAAGATGGGACGGGTTCTCTTTCTGTTTCCATTGTTTATCTTCTTTTTTAAGATCTTTTAAAGTTATCAAATTTAAATTTAAATCTGGATTTTTATGTAGCATTTTTTTTATTTTTTTTGCTACCCATCTTGGACTATATGCTGCTAACCATATTTGATTATTAGCAAACACATGAGATTGTTTAGGAAGAAACTTCCAATAGTTATCTATAGATACTTTAGAAGCTTCTTCTTTATTAAGTAAACTTTGTAACCACTCTACAAAAAGTTCATTAGCTCTATGTCTAATGGCTGTTGCTTGTTTTTGATTCATTTTAATATCTCTTCAACACGAGGTTCAACATTAATTTTAGTTAAATACTCTAGTCTATTTGCATATTTAAAAACTCTTAAACCTTTACCGTTATTAGAATCTTTAAAACATTCAAATTTATACGGACAGTAAACACAATTTCTGTGTATCTTCATGTTTCCTTTTTTACCTTCAGGTATAGGATCATAACAAACAGGCGGCATTATTTTAGAATCTAAAGCTTTTGTTATATTAGATACTACTGTATTTATATTAGGCTTAGATAAATCATCAGGTTTATGTAAACAAAGATCACCACCTTCTTTATTTATAACTAAGAATCCACCTTTACATGTGTCTTCTGCTTTCTCATACGCAGCCAACTGCGGTATATACCCAAACGGATCATCATCATGTAGATTTCCATTCTTAAATTTAGCAAAAGCAAACTTAGATGCAGTTTTAATATCAACAACTTCTCCATCAATTTTACAATCCATGTGTCCTTTAATTCCATTTAGCTCCACTTCCTTTTGTTCATCGGTTACTGTATGACCTGCTGCACGTACAAGCATTAACACAATCTCTTCAAGTATATGTCCATAAAGAAATTTAATTTGGGTTGCTGCACTATGTCTAGTATTTTCTATTGGTTTATTTTTTTCAAACCATAACTGTCTTGCAGGTTTACCAATGTTAGACATGCGTAAACTAAAATTAGAGTTACGTTCTGATGGATCAGACCATTCAAGTATAGCAGTTTTTATTCGTGACAAAGTAAGATCTAAATCTTCTTCAGAAATATTAAGGGGTGTACCGTCTGATAAATCTTCCAAACTTTTGTTTATGTCATCTACTAATGTATTAAGACAAGTCATGTTCTATGCTCCGTAAATTCCAATTTTCTAGTGTAAGGATCAAACTTTAAAAATTGAACGCCTATTTTTTTCTGGAATGGAGTTCTTGATATGCCTTTAGAACAGTTAGTTTTATCTTTATATCTAGGATCATGTGACATTGTTTTAACATCTACAAGAATAAAATCATGGTTTTCTTTATTCCATGCAATCATATCAATTGGCCCATCACAACCACAATTTTTAAATACATCAAAGCCTTGATCCCACAACCAAGTGACTGCATAAAATTCTGCGAAGTCTCCTTTTCTATTATCTGATAACTCTTTAGTGAGTCTCAGCCCAATTTGATCCGACATTATATTCTCCTGTTAATGGACACCGTAAGTTTAAAGCAACACCAGCATTTTTAATTGATTCAATACCAGCTATACCAACAGCATCAGCCATATCTTCTCGTACTTCTATTTGCCATTCATCATGTACATTGCAAACAAAATGTGCGTCTAATTGTTTTTCTTGTATAGTTTCGTAAAGTATACGCATGGCTTCCTTCATTACTATAGCACCTGCACCTTGTAATAAAGTATTAAGTGCGGCATGTTCAGAACGTACATATATTTTACGACCATCTAATCCTTTGAGGTATCCTTTTGTAGACGCTCTTGCAACTCTGTCTCTAAGATTTTTAAATGATGGAAGATTATCAAGGAAACGTCTTCTAAGTCTTTCGCCATCTTCTTTGTTTCCTCCAACCACCGAACCAAGTTTTGCATTTCCGGCTCCGTAGATGAGTGCATAGATGAATGTTTTACTCTGATCTCTTGATTCAAGCCCTGCAAGCTTTTGATTAGCCGTGTGTATGTCTCCATGCAATATTTCATTTGTATATGCCTCATCATTCATATAGTGTGCAAGCATACGTAATTCTAAACCACTAGCATCTATGCCCACTAATTTATATCCTTCGGGAACTGTCCAACATTCTCGACACTCCTTACCGTAAGGTGATCTTACACTAGGGCATTGTGCCATGTTAGGACTGTTATGTGTCATGCGTCCAGTAATAGTACCATTAGGGTTTACAAATCCACGTACTCTATTATCATTATGGACTTCTTTTATCCATGAAGTTAACTGAGCAATACGTTTTTGTAATAGTAAATACTCTGCAATTAATTTTGCTTCAGGAATATCTTTTATTTTACTTAATGTACCTTCATCAACAATAGGTTGACCAGTTGGTGTAAACTTACTAGGCTTCCAACCAAAATCAATTAGATATTCACCTATTTGTTTACGTGAACCTAAATTAAAAGGCTCCTCATTTATTCTAGTTATTTTACGTTTAATTGAAATTTCATCATACTCTTCTGAAGTTAAACGACTTTTCTTTATACTACCTTGAATAGCTGCCATCTTAGATAATGCACCAGACTTAGTAAATGTAGCTTTTAAAACTGTCTTAACCTTTCGTGGTAGAAAAGTTTCATGTACTAAAGTTTCAACTTCATGTAGTCTTTCAGAAAGTGCCGCAACAAGCATAGTAGCTTTTTTAACATCTAATAAAAAACCATGTGATCTTTGATCAGCCATAATTTTAGATGCAGAATGTTCTAAACCAACAGCGTGAGAACTAAAACCTGAAGCTTCTAATTTTAATCTATCAAATATTTTATTGTTAAGTACAGTATCAGTTTCACAATACAATAACATCTCTTCAGAATAATAATCATATTGATCAAATTCAATTTTATGTAGACCAACACGATAACCCCAACTTTCTAAACTATGTCCACCTTCACGTACAGGATTAAATAACCTAGACAAAACTAAAGTATCTACAATCTTAGCATATTTAGATAAATCTACATCCATTAGTTTTTTGATAACTGGAATGTCATATCCAATTATATTATGACCAACTAATTTATCAGCAGATTTTAAAGATTGTATTCCATCTACTAATTTATCTGGCCCATAAGATTTAAGATCACCTGTATCAGCATCAACAGTAGCTATACACCAAATTTTATCGGGATCAATACCGTTTGTTTCTATATCAAATACTAATGTTTTCATAACTCTACCTGAATTTCATCACCATCTACTATATCTACTTCTTGTAGTCTACCAGTATTATTATCATAATACAAGCTGGTAGCTAAACCAACATCACCTGTATACCTAGATTTTAATATACGTACCTTTGTTGTACTAGATTCTAAAGGATCTTCTGATTGTTGATTTCTCTCTAAAGAAATTACACAGTCAGATAGTTGAGCTATAGATTGTGAGCCTCTTAAATGCGAAAGCCCTGTAGCAATACCATTCTCATGTCCACGATTACCATCTATCCTACGTAAGTGAGACACTAAAATTAAACCTGCACCTGTTTCTTCAACAAGAGTTCTTAGTCTGTGCATTATATTATCTATTGTTCTACGTTCATCACCTTCAACAGAACAAGATACTAACATATGTAAGTGGTCTACTACTATCCATTTACATCCACAACCGACAATCATAAAACGTAGTTTACTAAAGATACTATCGAGATCATTCATACCAAAGTGAGCATGAACCCAAACACGATTCTTATTTTCTCCATCGTATAAAATATTAAACATATCATCTATTTGTTCATCTGTATATGATGAACGAACACTATCAATATGTAACTTAGCGTTAGCTTCAATAGATAAAATACCATCTATAGTTCTACGCCAATCTTCTTCAAGTGCAATGATACCTATATTATCTTTAGTATTAGTAACTAACCAATGCTCTAGTTCTCTTGTCACACTAGACTTACCAAGACCTGTGCCACCTGTTAATGTAACTAATTCTCCTTGTCGTAAGCCTTCTAATTTATCATTAAGACCCTGCCAAGGATAAGGCACAGATTCTTTTCTTTCTCGCTTTTTATAATTATCACGTTGATCTGTTATATTTAATACTCCAGAGGGAGTATATATTTTTGATGCCCACCAAGAAGCTACATAAGCTTTATGTTGACCAAGCTTTAGCATTTCATTAGCGTCTTTAAATTGTTCAGGCAGTTGAAGTATCTTAGCTTTAGCAGGTTTTAATAAACGTGCTACTTTTTTTGCTGCTTCCCTACCAACTTTATCATTATCAAAATTAATAACAACAGTATCGTATGACTCAAGAAATTCTAAATTATCTTTTACATCACGTACTGCACCTTCAGCACCGTTTTTAACTGAGACTACAGGCCATTGACTACCCATCAATTGATAGGCAGCCATAGCATCGCACTCTCCTTCTGTTATTGTAATGTATTTACCGCCATCTTGACAAAGTTGTTGACCGAATAAGCCAGTTCCTTTACTTGATCCACGCCAGTAGAATTCTTTATTAGGTCTTCTTATCTTGGTTGCAACAACTTCGTTATTTATATACATCGGATAATGGTGTTCATAAATAGAACCATTTGAAGACAACACTGATTTTACTCCATATTTTTTTGCTGTCTCAATAGATATACCACGATCCGTTAGTGCATTAAAGGAAGCTTCTGTGGAATTATTATTATTATTATTTCTCTGGTAGGTGGAGAAATCAGACACGTTTCCACCAGAAGCTTCAGAATAATCTTTAAAAAATGTACCACAACTAAAACATTTTGCTGATCCATTGTCGTTTATGGCAACTGGATCGCTGCCCCCACAAGAAGGGCAGGGTTGATTTAGTTTTACAAAAGACATTATTCATCCTCTTTTATTAAAGCCTTATCACTTAGGTATTCTTGCATTTTTGTATGCATTGCTACTACTGCTGCTTGTGCTAATGTAGTATCAATGTTAAGTTCATCAGCTTTGCGTTGAGCAACAGCAAGTATTTTAAATACCTGCTGTCCTTCTTCGCTAAGTTTAGCGACATCATACTTACTATCTTCATAAGTATATGTCATATTCATTACAGTTCATCTCCATCAGAATCTTCAATATCAAATTCTGAACCATCTGGTGAACCATAAGATACTAAATCAATAACTTGCATAGCTTGAAAGTCTAAACCTTTGTACTGCTGCCCATTCCAAGTGCTTTCCCATTCTTTATATTGTACTTTAACTTTAGACCCATTACCTACAGCTACATCAATAGGATTTTTAGAACGGTCTAACAACTTAGGTGCTTGTCTTATCATGCCTTCAGGCCCATTTACTTTACGTCTTATAACTAAAGCGGGGCCTTCATCCATTTCTTTAACAGTAAAACCACGATTTCTAAAACTATCAGCCACTTCAGGTGTAACAAGTAAGTTAACACTATACTCTGGTGTATACTTAGTATTGGGTGTTGTTACAAAAGGCCAATAAGCAAATCCTTCTACTACTGCCATAATTATTTCTCCTATGCTTTCGCAAATAAAAAGTTAATATATTGTGGGATCATGTCCCTAACGTACTGTTCGGTGATTTGTTCACCATCTTTCTTGTGTTGGATTATAACCCAACTGATAAAGTTTGTCAACACATTTTTATTTGGTGTTGTTGTTCCCATTCCCATAACAAATGCCTGACAAACATAATCTTCTACCATTTCTTCATAACTAGAAAATTCTTGGTGTAGCATACTCATTTGTTTTCCTCCAAAAACTGATATGCCTGTTGAAGAACTGTAAACTTACATATATCTAACATTACGTTAAACTCAGGTAATTCAACATCAGATAATATTTTAAAGTCTTTACCAGTATCTACAATTAATAAAAATCTTTGATCTATATTTTGATCGTTTGCATTAGGTACTTCTTTAAGTGCTGTGCTAAGTTTACCAGATAAACTATTTTCTTTTTTACCAAAGTCTCCGTAAATAATTGTCATTATATTTCCTTACATAAATAAATGTTTAAGTAATCCAGTTAAAAGTATAACACAAGCCACACCATTTATCAACATTACTGCCCTATCTTTCCATAAAAAACCTACAACAGCCCAAAGAATTGTAGCAATAAAACTTAAAATTAAATCTACAATTTTAAGTTCTGGTATTTCTGTACTGCGAACTGTAACAGCCACAATAAATATCACACTACCTATCCATTTTAAATACCAGTCTAATGTACCTTTAGGTGTTGCACTTTTAAGTATTCGTTTACTATTTTCAATTTCCTCAATAGTATACTCTTTTCCTTTAGCAGATTTTATTGGTTGTTTAGACATAATTTTCCTTTGCATAATTTGTAAATAAATAATCTGCATTTACTTCTAAACCTACCCTACCAATATCAGATCTATCTGCATCAAAACAACATTTAATTGTAATATTATATGTATCTTCATAGTAGGGTTTAGCATAGGTATGCATCTCACATGCTCTTAAAAGTACTTCAATTTGTGAAGAGTTTAAATGTATAAATTCTAAATTATTACGTATCCACTGTGCAGCACGTTTACCATGCAAAGGATCGGTATCTTCATTAAGTCTACAACAATCATGGAGGTAAGAAAAATATTTAATTACTTTAAGATCTGCTTTATAATGTGTGCCAATATCTAACCCAGCTTTATATACATTATGATAATGGGTTAGCCCATGCAAAGGTGATTGAAGTATTGGCTTTTCATTTATAAGTTTGTTTAATAATTTATTCATTTGTAAAATATATGATCTCCAATTTGTACAGTTTCTTGAAAAGCCGACATCCAATAAGGACTTACTTTTGTAGAATGATAATACAAAGCACCACCTGTGATATCTTTATGGCTTTGTTCTATTACTACTTTAGAAACTATTTGTGCTGTTGACCAAGCTTCTTCTTCAGCTACATGTTCTACTAAACCATCGCAGTAATAACTGAACTGGCATTTATATTTTATAATGCGGCCAGAGCTATCACGTTTTGCTTGCCTAGTTACATCACATAAAGTATCAGGAAAAGAATTACTTTTAACACGATTCATTGCTACTAAACCTACAGCAATTTGTCCTAGTAGTTCTTGATTACGTGCTTCAAAATAAACTGTTTCAGCTAAACAATATTCTTCAGTATCTTGTGCCAATAATATAGTCGGACAAAATAATAAAAAACTAACCGTAATTAAATGAGTTTGTTTCCACAAGTTTATCCAAATACCATTTAGCTTTTTTAAGATCTTCAATACCATTTTTATACCTCCAACGATGCATATACTTTAGTACGTTTCCCTCAAGGTAATCGGCAAAGCCATCCTCAAGTTGTTGTTCAATGTAATCAATAGCTTCCAATCCACCTTTATTGTAATGCGGGGGATGATTAACAGGATCTTCTTCAGGAAACATTTGTTTATCTAGCAGACCATCACCCGGATGATATAAACTACCTGTTATAGTTTTAAATGTACTGTTTGTTATATCTTCTGCTTTCGTAACTGGTTTATTCATTAAGCATTCCTCTGGTTTATCTGGCCCTTTAGCTTTTAAACTATCCCATTCTTTTGGTGTCGCATTATCAATACTCATAAAACTTTACTACTATAATCTAGTAAAGAAATATACCATACGCACCCCGCTACAATTATAATTCCTAATGCAAGTTTATTATGGAACTTCATAGGCTACTCCCAATATCCGTTTTGATATTTATCTGGTATAAGGTCACGATCAACTGGCTCATCATCACCAGTTAGCTTTACATCTATATCAGAGTATGAAATATCATCATCCAAATAAGATTTATTCCTATCATATTTAGTTTTATCTTTAACAACTCTTGATCGAAACTCTGGTTTCATAACCATGCTTTTAGCTGTATGTTTCATACTAATATCCTCTTATTTAAAATAAAATTAAGGTAGCTTACAAATGGTCTGTGTTAGCTGTGTATAGGTTTCCATATTACCTATTAACATCTGCAAGCTACCTTAAAAACTACAACTCTCCTTCAGCAACTCTCCGCATAACACATTCAACTTCAGAAGAATCTAAACCTAATCGAATTAAATCGTCATGTAGTCCAGTATAATCTGGATCAGGTTGATAGTCAATGTTATAAGCTACCATATCTTCAATAACTTTATTCATCGCAATATTCATCAGGATCTCCTGCATAAGTTAAAGTATAACGGTTGATGCTACCATCAGGACATTTCGATGGAACCATATTATATTCTTCTCGTATAAAATTAAGTAGAGAATTTAGTGCATCATAATCTGCGTCCCACCAACAACCACGTTCAACATGATTAAGTGTATTGAACCACTCTAAAAGTTGGTATTCTTTCTTTAAAAGAGTAATACCTTCGTGACCTAAGTTAACTCTGTATTTAAAGCTATCGGTTTCTGTCACTTTTTTTCTATCCATTACTTATCTCCTAAAGTATTTGATGAACATCAATAATAATTTCAAGAATGTGTAGCCCCACCTCAATAACAAGCAGGGCTATTATAGTTTTAAGATTAATCATGCGGCTAGAAGAACTTCATTTACTACCCTTCTAACAATTTGACCACGCTTAACACGAATTGCTGCTATATTCTTTTCAGATTTAGTAGTTGTTGCATTAGCATGGCTACTCCAATCAGTCAAAGTATTATATACAGCCCATTGATTCTTGCCCATTCTATCACCGTAATCTTTAGACTTACGTAACATGTAGATTAGATTAGAGTTTTGTCGGGGAAGATTACTTACTATTCTACTCCAGTGAACATTACCCATATCTTTCTTTACTTCATTAACTTGATTGGTAACACCTGCTGCTTCAACAAAAGTCTTAAAGACTATATCTTCAGTAACAGGAGTATTGTACATCTTTTGAAATAGAGCATGATTATCTTGAGCCTGTTGCAGAGCATTGCCAACGGCTTCAGCACCTTTCCTAATATCAAGACCTTTAGTATGCCTACCTTTGAACATTGCCACAGCACCAGTAAGATATATGTTGCTATTATTACAAGCATTAAGATTCTCACCAAACGCTATTATAAAAGGAAATGTAGAATTAAAACTAGTAGTTACTAAAGCTTCTAATACACTACGATCACCATCAGGAGATACAAAAGTATGGGAAGGAAATGTATACTTAGCAAAGGTATTAGAACCATTATGGGAGCAACTAATGGTTCTAGTCATATCACGGCTTTCAATATCACTTTCATCAAACATATCTTCAGCAGATATTAATGCTTGTTTCTGACAGACTTTACCATAACGAGATCCATGATGACCAAGTATTTCACCAGTATCAGTTCTAACAATGGCATGTTTTCCAGTTGCTATAGATCTACCATTAAAATTTATCATGGTAGGTATGGAAACTGTATCAAAATCTGCCTCGCCAAAGCCCCCAAAACCATTGGGGGCATCGTTAAAGTTTACAATACTATTCATATTGATTATCCTCTACCTTTAGTGAAAGAACCAATAGTATTAACTGCCATGCTCATAAATCCAGCAAAACGACCTTTGTATCTGCCAGCTTTTAAGAATTTAAAACATGGGTTCCTTTTTGAAACTTCAACACCATTGTAATAAACCCTAGCATCATCTCTCTTTTTAACTGCAACAGGATCATCTTTAGAATAAACACCACCGTTTCTACCGTAATCACGATCAGGGGTTGAAATAACATAATCCATAATACATCTCCTTTAGTTTTATTTAATGGGTACTTCCGTCCTACAATTTAAAAGATTTTATAAAACCCTTCATAAAGAAGAAGGGTTTTAAAAATCTTTAAAGATATATAAAAGAATATATTATATTTATTTATATACCTTTTAAAAAACTTTAAAAGTATTATACACATAGTTAAGCAATATTTCTATGAAATAATACCAAAGAATAACGTAAATAATCATAATGTGCTTTTGAAACTTGAAAACTATTTAACCATTTAGAATCTTTAGTGGTTAATAAATTACACCAGTTATCCCATAATGTTTCTGTACCTGTAGTTTTACAGAAAGAAATATATTTAATTAATGTTGATGTCTTTAACACATCAGATTTTATTCCCTTCTTTATAGTAAAATCTTTGGTATTAATACCATATAATCTTTCATTATGTACGTCAATGCAACCTACTAAACCCGCTGTAAGTTGACAAACAAACCCTGCCTTTACAGTATTAAAACCTTTAATCTGCATGAATAACTGCATAAGTTTCATAGATTTAAAGTCATCACTTAAATCAGATTCTACTATAGATATGTACGAATCGTACAACAAATCTTTATTCTTCATAATATATTTATAGGCATCCAACTTCCAACCAAATAAATATTTAGATTTATTTTTATTGCTAACCACATCTTTTAATTGTTCACCAACTAAACTCCACTTTTGACGAATAGATAACAACACCATTAATAAAACTAAAACTAAATGTATTGCAGATTCCTTTGCAAATTTTTGAGTACCATTAACTGAGTGTGTTTGATATTCCATACAATTAATCCTCATCATCAAAGTTAAAGTCCCAGCAAGTATCGCAAAGATACATGCCGTTGACGTTGCCCATTATAAGTTCTCTTTGGGATGGAGTTAAATTTGGGAACACATCCTGAATTAATTTGCGATCATAAATATATGAATTCAACTTATCTAAATTAACTTCAAGACCGTGAACCTGCTTACAATTGTTGCACTCTGCTTTCACATATACATTGTCTGACATGGCATCGCCTCCTGAGATTAAAAGATTTTATAAAACCCTTCATAAAGAAGAAGGGTTTTAAAAATCTTTTAAACATTATAATAACTGATAACCCAAATACAAATCCATAATTCTAACAGTAAAGAAACCAAGGATTGCTAAAGTTACATTTAAACCTGTTAACACTACAATTAAATTCATTGTGAAATCATCTTCATACTTCATTAAATCACTCCTTTATCTAATGCAAAGTTAATAAAAGTTAACACACACATGATAAATAAAAATAAAGCAAATTCATCTTTTAAAATATACTTCATTATGCACCTCAGTTTTCGTAAGTAAATGTTACTGAATAGGTTCGGTATACCTCACCATCTAATTGCTCATCTTCAGAAATACACTCTGCATCAACTCTGAAACTAACGTGATGTAGTTCATTAAAAAGACCACATACCACATCTATGTTATCAAAATTAAACAAATTATATTTGTCTTCGTCTGATGTAAGCTTCCAGTTCTCATCGCTGAAAAAACCTACACTCCTACAACTAAAAACAGTAATGCCTCCAGCAACGAATTCAATATCATATATGTCTCCGGTTGATGGATTTAAACCATAACGGCTAGTTATTTCCTCATCAATATTAACTAGCCTTAAATTATGATACTCCCATTCACTTTTATACTTAGTGTCTAACAATCCTCTAAATTCTTGGATGGTGCTAATGCCTCTTTTTGTAAACTTTTTTGTTGCTTCCATGTTATTTCTCCATTTTAAAAAATAAAAGTAAAGCGGTCACACCGCCCATAAATGCTCTCCATTTAGGATCATAACATAATTTAAAATAAAAAAAAAGGGGCTTTCGCCCCTAGTATTTACTTCTTGGATTGTTGTTCTTGAAGTGCAATTACCATTTGAATTAGTTGATCTTTGGTAATATTATTCAAGTTCTTGGTAGGTTTAGCTTTGGCAGTTAACTGCTTTGGCTTAGTTTGAACTTGCTTGGAAATTTCCGAAGGAACTTTCTTAGCAGCTCTCCAAGCTTGAATTTGGCCGTTAGTAACTGCTTTGGCCTTGTGTTGCTTGTAGATTATTGCAGTAAAGGTTCTAGCATCTTTCCAGAAAGAATTAGAACCGTTAGTATTACCCTTCAGTTCTGAGAAATACCTACCAACACCTTTAATCTGGTTATAAGATGCAGTCTTATCAGTTGGAAGAGTGCTGTAGTCAAAAGCATTATTTTGTGTCGCCATAATCATTCTCCAAAAGTTTCCAAGGTTGTTGAGGATTTTTTACGTTTTTCCAAACCCTCATAAATGAGGGGTTTGGGAAAACTTAAAAATCCTCAACACCCCCAGATCCCCCTAAACCTAAAAGGTTTAGGGGGATCTGACCCAGCGGAAATTGCAAGCTTTTAACAATGTTGGAAGTTACTGAGATTGTTGGAGATTTTAAAGAATTAGGTAGTAATTACTAGATATTCTTTAAAATCTTCAAAGTGTAAAGCACTTTGAAGATTTTTATCGGGGCACAAGATTTAAAATATATTTTAAATCTTGTGAAATTTCGAAGATCTTTAAAATCCCATAGGATTTTAAAGATTTGGAAGTTCCTACCCTTCTTAGGTCTATAACAATTCTTCGAATTGTTAAAGACCTTTGAAGGGTAGGGCAGGTTGCCACCCCCTACTACCCCTATATATACTAATATGTATACATTTTTACAGAAAATAAACGTAAAGTAGATTGGGGCGCAGCTTTAAAGGTCTTCAAAGGGGGAAATAGGTATGTACCCGGTGGGCTACATAGTCTATTATACACTTTTATTTGCATTTTGTCAAGATAATTGTTGACAAAATTGTAAATCAGGTGTATACTATAGAATATGAAAAAAGAATTGACATTAAAACAGAAAACTTTTCTTGACAATCTTGTAGATTGTGGAGGAAATGCTAAACAAGCAGCAGAACTTGCGGGTTATGCGGAGGGATCGTACACATCTGTAGTCAAAAGCCTTAAAAAAGAGATACTAGATATATCAGAAGGGATACTGGCACAGAACGCTCCCAAAGCAGCTTTAAAGCTTGTTAACATTATGGATAGTGATCAGCCTATACCACAGGCTAATATTCGTCTACAAGCTGCACAGACGCTCCTAGACCGTGTTGGAATATCAAAGACCGATAAACTCAATTTAAATGTTGAAGGTAGTAATGGTATATTTATTTTACCAGCTAAATCTGAAACAATAATAGAAGGTGAGTATGAAGAGGCGTACCAGTAGCACTATTCCTTTTGGGTATAGGCTTACTGAAGATAATTTTTTAGAAGAAATACCAGAAGAACAAAAGGCATTAAATAAAATAATACCTTTAATTAAAACTAATTCTATTTCTTTGCGTGAAGGAGCAACATGGTTAGAATACGAAACAGGGCGTTATCTTTCACACATGGGTTTAAAACAGATTGCAGCAAAATATGAATGATTGGGAGGTTAACCCAGATGCTTATCTTCGGGATTCTGAGTCGGGCGAATTATTACTCAAGACTGACGGAACTCCGAAGAAAAAACCGGGTCGTCCAAAAGGTTCAAAAGGCAGAGGTTACAACTACCACTCAGAAACAAAAGCAAAACTTACAGCAAGACGTACAGTTAAGAACAAAGAAAAAAAGTTAGCGCAGGTTCGCACACAACTAAAGAAAAGAGAAGAGTCTTTAGAAAAGTCTAAAATATCTTTACAGAAGATAGAAGGGACTGAAACTAAAACAGCAGGTAAGATTGTTGATAATCTTGATGATCTACCCAAATCTCTAAAGACAGTAGCAAAAGAGAATGTCATATTTAGTCCTAACGATGGGCCACAAACAGACTTTCTAGCTGCTTCCGAAACAGATGTTCTTTATGGTGGTGCGGCTGGAGGAGGCAAGTCCTATGCGATGTTAGTAGATCCACTACGTTTCGCACATCGGGCAGCGCATAGAGCCTTAATCCTGCGACGGTCTATGCCAGAGCTACGTGAGCTTATTGATAAATCACGAGAACTCTACCCGAAAGCCTTTCCCGGTTGTAAATACAAAGAAGTAGAAAAACTTTGGAACTTTCCATCGGGAGCTAAAGTAGAATTTGGATTCTTGGAACGTGATGCAGACGTATACCGTTACCAAGG